ATTGATATATCCTAATTAAAAGTGAAAAACTTTTCAGCATCTATTTCTTGTAATGGAAGTCTGTATATTATACCTGGTATATCATCTTCACCTTTTTTGTGCCAATGTGTTTTTTCTACATACTCAAATCCGTATCTTTCGTAGAAAGCTCTAGCTCTATCATTAAATGCTCGTACTGATAATAGAATCTCTGGTGCTCCTTGTTCCTTACACCATGTAACGAATTCATCTAATACAGTTTTGGTATTTCCTTTAGTACTTAAATCTGAAGCTATTTGATGTATCATAAATCCTTTGGCTTTTGATTTAACCATAGAATTTCGTGTAACAGGTGTTCTACCTGAATATTGATGGAATGTGATAACTACACCATCTTGTAGTACAATGTTTCCTTCTTGGATTCTTGATACCAATTTGAAACCTTGCTTATACATATGTGGGAAAATATCAGGATACAAATTAATGATAGCCATTGCATTTTCAATAACCTTATCCATCTCTTCACCTTCTTCTTTTATTTTAATTACGTTTAATCCCAAAACTTCTTTATATTTAAATCATCTTTATACTGAAACTGATTTTTCAATCTATCCTTTAGTGTATCTTTTATTTTTTCTATACCATCTGATGTTCCTGCTCCTTGTGCAAACCAAACTTTTTTTCTATACAAAAGTTCATCAGATATTTCTCCTTTAAATGCTTCTCTTAACAATGGTTTCATATATCCCTTTTCATTTTGATACAACGGAGGAATGTTTAAAGAGTACTCTACGAATGGTCTCCAAGAGTATGGAGTTCTCATCTCAACAGTACCACCCCACATCATAGATTGATTCTGTGATGGAAAGTTTCCTTTATGTACATCCTTTATTAACTTCCTTCTTGCTATATCATACGTTTCAGGTGTATAATGAAATGCTTGAATGTGTCCATAACTACCCCAAATCTCATCAGATAAATCACCACTAAACACTACCTTAAATCCATGTTTCTTTATCTCTTCACCTAATTTGATAGTTGCAAGTGCACTACCTATATTCTGCCATTTTGTTAATTCAGTTACATATAACGTAGTATCAATTGAATTCATGATTTCATTGTTTGTCATATGAATTTCATGTAATTTGATACCAAATTCTTTGGCTGCAATTCTTGCAAACTTTATATCACTACCACCCTCAGTTGTTACTACAAATGCTTCTAATTTAGGATATAACTTAGATAAAAGGTATGTTGTTATTACAGAATCAATTCCTCCACTTAGAAGTGTACAAATGGGAACATCTGAAATCATCTTTACTTCAACTGCTTCTCCTAATAAACTTCGTATATTCTTAATAATAGTATCTCTATCATGTTCTATTATTTCTTTAGGTAGTTCATAATAAGTGTTAACACTATGATATAATGTTTCATAGTTGTACTCAACATATGTACCAGGATAAACTGTCTTTACACTCTTCATGTAAATATCTGATAAAGGTAATCCTTTCTTCTCCGAACAGAACGCTAACTTATTAGTTAGTTTATCAATAGAATACCAAAAAGGAAGTTCACCAATATAATCTCTAACTAGATATGCAGTTTTGTTTCGTGTATCAATAATACAAAAAGAAAACATACCATCTAAATCTTTGAAAGAATCTATACCAAACTCCAAATAAGAATTAAGTATAATCTCAGTATCAGATGTTGTTCTAAATGGTATTGATATTTTACTCTTAAGTTCATCGGTAAGTTTACTTCCCCACAATTCACCATTATAAACTATACAAACAGTTTTATCTTCATTCCAAAGTGGTTGGTTTGCAAATTCTGATAAATCTTGTATTGATAATCTATTATGAGCAAAGTAGAAATCCTCAACTTGTTCAATAGTTGAGTTATCCCTACCTCTATGTAGTATATTATTCAACCCCTCTTTTATAGAAGAGGAGTTGTAGTTATTTCCACCGATAATTCCACACATACTAAGAAGAAGAGTTTTGTGTATCTCTTTCTATACAAGTACTCATGTGGTCAGCCCAATGAAGTATAAATTGTATATTTGATTTTAAGTAATTCTTTGGATCAAATACTTTGAAATATTTTACATTATCTTCATCATACATACCATCAGTAAGTTTGATTCCAAAATATTCGTTTTCATTATACGTGATTCCATATTCCTGTAATAAAAAGAATGTTCTATCAGTATGTGTTAGATATGATAATTCAGAATTACTAACATATGTTTTACCTTGATTTTTTACGTGCCAATCAGAAGGATTATCTACATAATGAATCTTTCCTTTACTTCCTAACTTTCCTAAATCATGATGAAAAGCTGCAAATATTAATTCATCACGAGTAAAATCTATTTTTCCACCTGAATCTTCATATAGTTTCATCATTCTGATTGAGTTATTAACTACATTCATAATGTGGTCTACATATCCTCCCTCGTATGCATTATGGTAGTTGATATTTCCACTAGCTGGTGATAACATTAGGTTTGGTCCTAATTCATCCATTGAGTACATATGAAGTATTTTTTCTAATCTTTCACCTGTAAATAAACTCTTTACTGCTTTAATGAATTTATTATAATTTTCTTCTAATTGTTTGTTTGTATACTTTTTCATATAACCTATTTTATGTTTTAAATCAATACTTTTGAACGTTCATCTCGTATTATAGGAATGTTTATTAAACTATAATCCGGATATACAGGATGTTTTTGGTTAAAATCACAGAAAGTATCTAATTTTAATCTAAATGCTTCTGCAACTTGTACATAGTATAGTGGCTTACCACCTTCTAAACTAGTTAACTTTTTACTTTTATTAAAAGCAATTTTAGGTGTTGCTTTTAATTTTACTACTTCCACATCTCTGTGTACGAACTTAATTTGTGCCATATCTATTTCTATTTTATTTATTTACTACGTAAATATACGAAATTTATTTGACATATCCTAATTTTTTTCAATAAACTTTAGTCAATTCGTTCTATCTCACATTTTATCTCACACATATTTGGAGATATTGGATGTAAAATAGAAAAATTCATTTCGGATTTTAAACCATTAGCCAATCCATAGTTCTTATCTACAAAGTAGACAGTTTCTGTACCATCTGCAGTCTTTAATTGTTTACTTAATTTTTTAGGAACTTGTGGAAGACCAACTACTGGCTTTTCCCTTTCCTCATCTTTCATAAATACTTTTATGCTACCCATATTTTATATTATAAATTTTCATTCAAAGCGTTTATATACGCCATTTCGGATTGTACTCCTGTGAATCTTTGTACTTCTTCACCATTTTTTTCAATAATAACAGTTGGAACAGAACGTACATGGTACTTCTGTGCAACTTCATATTGAACTTCAATATCAATATCTTGAAAATTAACATTATTAAACTTAGTTTTAACATTTTCCATTAAGGGGGTTAGTACCTTACATGGTCCACACCAGTCTGCATAAAATTTCTTTACCTGTATCATATCTTTGTTTTCTTTAAATTAATTATTCTATCTCTGTTGTTATTTATATGTAAATTTTCAAGATTATCATTTCTATCGATACCAAGATATTCATGCAATCTATCAATTCCATTATTTAAAAATATTTCCTCATACGTAAATAACGGTATGTTGTGTTTTTCAGATAATTGTGATAATACTTTACTATGTTCTTTATAATGAAACATACATTCATTTACCAAATCAACATCAACCTTACCATATGGTTCTCGTATATGATATTTAGAATAATCGTAACCATACTTAGACTTTCTAAATGCCAATGATTCCGATTGTTCTAATTTATTTTCTCTATCTAATAAAATTACTTTATTAGATTTTAGTATAATTTGTTCACCAAATTCAAATAAAGAATCATATCCCTTTGCTTGTTGGTGGATTAGTATTTTGTAAAATATATCATCTTCCAAACTAGATATTTCTCTTTCTTTTATAAACGGAAGTGTTTCTAGTTTTAAATCAAATATCTTTGAAAGATATAATGATAAACTAGTAGAACCACTTCTTGATGAACATAATAAACTAACCATTACCCATCACATGCAACACAATCCGGATCAAGAGCTCTTTGTGCTATATCACCTCTAAGAACTGATTCTGTTCTCATGTAGTATAATGTTTTAATTCCTTGTTTCCAAGCTTCCATTGTTACTTGGTTAATCCACTTAGGTTCAACTATCGATGGAAATGCTAAGTTTAGTGAAACTCCTTGGTCAATATATTGTTGTCTTACACCAGCTTGTTTAACTAAATCCATTTGGTTTATTTCTTTAAAAGTTCTGTAAACATCTTTGACAGGATATGTTTTTGTTCTATCCTCAACATCTATTTCTGCACATAATACCATTTTTCCATTTAAGTAACACCACTTGTCCAATTCAGGAACATCTTGTACAGAACCACCATCTGCTAAAATTTTATCCCAAGTATCTTTATTATTGATACCAGCTTTTCTTAGAACTTTTTCTAGTTCAGTATTTTTTCTAATAAACGTTCCCTTAGATGTTTGTTCTGTGAATACATTCGCTGCCCATGGTTCAATACCAGCAGATACATTTCCAGCTAATTTAGAGTTACTAACTGTTGGAGCAACTGCTCTTAAGTGAGTATTTCTAAATCCACTTTCTCTACACCATAGAGGTTCTCCAAATTCTGTTGCCATATCTCTTGATGCTCTTTCTGATTCTATCTTTAATTGAGAAAAAATCTTACGAGTTTCAAATTGAGCTTCCATACCTTCAAATGGAATACCATTTTGTTGTAGGTAAGTGTGCCATCCTAAAACTCCCAATCCTAATGCTCTACCTTTTTCAGCAGATGCAACAGAATTTTCAAATCCCCTCATGTTTTTAGCCTTTTGGATAAATTCAGAAAGTACTCCATCTAAGAACCAAGTTGCAGTATAAACTAAATCAGTATCTCTCCACTCACTATACTTAGATAAATTTACTGATGATAAACAACAAACAAATGAATGATTCTCATCTGTATGTAAAGTAATCTCAGAACATATGTTTGTCATATGAACTTTTAATCCATTCTTTTTATAAGCTTCTGGATTTGCTTTGTTAACATTACCCTTATACATAATATAAGGTTCACCCGTTGCTTTTCTTTTTTGTAGTAATTTTCCCCACTTTCTACGAGAATCAGGATCTCCATCTTGAAGTTTTCTCATAAACTTATCACCTACAACTGCACATTGGTGTAGATTAAGTGATTGTCTATTTACATCTCCTTTAGGTTCTCTTATTTCCAACCACTCTTCGAAATCTTTATGTTCTATATTAAGATTAACAGATGCTGCTCCTCTTCTTACTGAACCTTGGTTAGTTGCAAGTATCGTAGAATCGTATATCTTAGCAAATGGTATTACACCATCAGATGTTCCGTTACCTGTAATAGATGAACCTGCTGGTCTGATTTGGTTGATACCAATACCAACACCACCTCCATGTTTTGCAAGTAACATTAATTCTAAGTTCTTATTTCCAATATCATATATTGAATCTGCAACATCTATACCGAAACAAGATATAGGTAATCCTCTATCAGTACCAGTATTTGATAATACAGGTGTTGCTAAGTTTAACCAACCTTTCCAAATATAATCGAAGAACTTTGTTGCCATTTGAGGTTTTTCCAATCTCATTGCAACTCTTGATGCAACTCTCCAATAAGCATCCTTTGGTTTTTCACCTGGTAACAAATATCCATTTGATATTGTTTTAACGTATATCTCGGTATTTGCCCATGATGGGAAATCTACATCAAGTTCCCAACCTAAATCTGCTCCGTAATTTGTTTTTGCCATTTTATATTAAATCTTTTATTATTTTTCTTTATATGAGGATTTTCTTTGGTTTGTATTCGTAGTTTCCATACAATTCCTCATCTTTTTTTATATCAACCAATGCAATTCCATATTGTGAATCTACATTTCCATTTTCTTCTTTCGAGTTTAACAAACATAATGGGTTTGTAAATAAGAAATTAGTATCTTTAACTAATCTAAATCGAATGTCTGAGTTATCATCTTCAATTACATTTGCAAATGAACGAAGTATATATGATAATACTTCTCTAGGTAACTTTTTTGATTCTCCGAACTTTATTTTATACCAATCAGTTTTTCCTTCCCATAATGGAAAAAGAATTTCACCTTGTTTTATATTATATAAAGCAAATAATCCAACTCCATGTAAAGTACTAACTCGTTGATATGATTTAATACTCGTATTTAAATAATCAAATGGTGTCATTCTTTAGAATAAATCACCCCAATCTTCTCCCTCATTTGCCTTACTATAATCTGTAGGTCTAATAGCGAAGAAATCGGTATGTGTTAATCCACCAGTCAAATGATAGAACCAATCTAATTCAGATGCTGAGTTTTTATCATATTCGAAGTAATCATCAGTACCTTCTTTTGCCTCATATCCAAGTTCAAGAAGTTTCTCATTTACTCTTTTTACGATAAAGTTTTTTAAATCTTTCTTTTTAAGGTTTTCTAAATCACCTTGTTCAAATATCATATCAATGAAGTTGTGTTCTAATTGTATGATAAGTTTTGCTGCTTCGTAGATACCTTCTTTGGCATCTTCTAGTAATTCTGGGAATTCATCACTCATGTGTCTGAATAATTGACAACCCATTTTAGAATGTAAAGATTCATCCCTTACACTCCACTTCATTTGTTGTCCAATCCCTTTTAACATATTTCTCATTTGGAATGAGTACAACACTGCAAATGAAGAGTATAGGGATACTCCTTCACTAAATGCAGAGAAGATTGCTAAACTTCTGCCAACTTCTTTTCTTGCTTGTGGATTTGTTGCCAAATCTGTATGTTTCCATTCATTGGATGTTGCAGTAAGGAGTTCAAACTTCTCAGCAATTGCAGGTTCGTGCAAAAACGCTGAGAAGTCATCTAATCCTAATGTTTCATTTAGATATGAATATGCAGTAGCATGAACTGTTTCTTGTGAACCAAACATCATTGCCATCTGTCTTATTTCGTGTTTAGGAAACCAATCGGTAACCATATTAGTCCAATAATCAGATACTGCACACTCAGTTTGAGCAAATCCTAAAAGAATATTACCAACTAAGTTTTTTTCAGATTCAGTAAGTATTTCATTCCAATCCTTTACATCTCCTTGCATAGATATTTCAGTATGTAACCAAAATGCCTGTGCTTGTTTTAACCACCCTTCGGTGTAGTACATCGGATATTCAAATGGTTTGAAAGGAATTCTTTCTTCGAATAATTTGCTCATAGTTATCTAGATTACTTGTTTTCTTCTACTGATACTTTTCTGTAATCGGTTACAAGTTTCTTGATTTCACCAATTGCTTTTCTTGCTCTTGATGCAGAAGCTTTTGAAGTTCCGTTGTGTTCTGTTTCGAATTGAGTATATAACTCTTTAATTTGTTCGAATAGTTCATTTGAATTTGCCATAAAATTTATTAATTATTAATTTATTAAGCCCACCTCATCTTAAGGGGGTGTTTATAATTATCATCTATTTCTAAAAACAGAAAAGATTTCCGATAATTTTTTATTATCACACAGTTTATTTTTTTTTACTAAGTGTATAATAATTTTTTTGATATTCTTTCCTCTATTTTTCAAATACAAAAATGGGTTCTAACTTTTCTCCATTTCCAGATACAGATGATAAAATCAAATATAATGTATCTGTGTGTTTGAATCCCATTTCAGAGGAAATTCGTATCGTTTCTTCTTCTATTGTTTTATATTTTTTGGTGTTAGCAATGTTTAACATCATTTTTCCACCAACTTTTAAACTACAATAACAGTTTTCAATAGTATTTTTTAAAAAACCGGTTATCCATCGGCTTTCTGTTGGGTATTTTATATAAGATTGTGTTTTCTCATCAGAATATTTTTCTGTATCAAAGTAAGGTGGTGATGTAAAACATAAATCAACAGATTCATCTTCTGGTTGGAATACCTCTGAACCTAATTTATGCAATTCCACTTCTTTATTCTGAATATTCATATCCTTTGTTAACCTCTCTAATCCATCAAATGTTTTAGTTGAGGGTTCAGTACCAATATACGTTTTACAATCACTAGAAAGGAATCCTATTAACCTTCCTCCCCATCCACAACTCATATCCCACACAACTCCTTGATTTCCATAGGTATTGTATATGTATTTTGCTGCTGATGGTCTAAAATTGGATACTGATTGGTTACCACCATATATTTTTAAATTCTGTCTTAATCTATTTAAAGTAAAAGAGCCACTACCATGTTTGATTTGCCAATTCCAAGTTTTTCTAATAATTTCTTTTAACTTATCATCATCGTTCCAATATTCAATTGGTGATAATTTACTCGAACCACAAATCACATCTACCCAATGAGGAAAATAAGTCCATGCAAGTGATAATCCATGCATTGTTTGGTCTATTTTACCATCCTTAAATAAAGTTTGTTCATCAAATCTTTTTAAAGATTTAAATTGTTGTACTCTCCTATGAGTAGGAATATCATAATGAGGGAATCCTTTCTGACGATGATATTTAAAAATAATTTCCAATGCAGTATCTACATCTTCTATTTCAAACACATCTTGGGTTACCCTATGATATTCTAAATCTAACTCATTATGTTCAATGAACTTACCATATGATTCGTAATTTATCATTATCCCATGTTCTCTACATATTTTTTATGTAGAAGTTTTTTAGTTTCCAACTGTCCACTTGCAGATTGTTTTGTTGCAATTACACCATCTGGTGAATTACCATCATATACTTCAATGTAACCTGTATTCGTATTCATCTTACATGGAAACGTAATTCCATCAGGTCCAAATCTGTTTTTCATAATATGTGCTCTTGCAGTATCATTCAATTTATCTTTTGATTTTCTACTCCAACTCATAATGAAATCTGCATTCATTACTTTAGCATATGAATCTGCAATCTTATCTGCTTCAATAACTTCTGAATCAATAGCAGAACGATTAGTTTGAGATGCTGTCCAAATTGGAATTTCCAATTCACCACCCATACCACGTAGGTCTATATAAACTCCACCTTGTTCAGCATATGTTGAATCAGCTTTATTTGAATCTGATAATAATAAATCTGCATAATCTACTATGATTAAATCTGGTTTATTATCAGAAATCATCATTTTTTCAATATGTTGATTTAACTTTTTAACAGAAACCCCTTTTGGTGGAAAATACTTAATAAGTAGCTTTCCTTTTAGAGATTCTACTTTAGATTTAACATCATCTTTTCTTTCTTTTAAATCAGTTGATGGTATTTGTGTAAACACGGTATCATATCTAGCTCCAACATAGTGTTCTGATAACTCCATAGAGTAATGAACCACACTTAGCCCTCTTTTAACGGCATCTGCACCTAATGCAGTAAGTATCCACGTTTTACCCACACCCGATGGTGCAACAACAACTCCTAATTCACCTGGTCCTAATCCCCCATCCATTAAATCATTTATAGGACTCCAATTAGTTGGAACAGTAGAACGTTTTAATTCACTTGCTCTTTCATCAAAATCTGTCTTATAATTATGCCCCAAATCAGTTTCAGTACCAACTTTCATTGCACTATCTACCAAATCTTTAATTCTATCATATTGACCAGCTTGAAGTAAATCAACTGATTGTAATATAACTCCTTTAAGATTTTGATTTTTACAGAAATCTGTAAATTCATTCTTAATGTATTCTAAATCAACATTACCAACTTGTGTGAAAACGTGTCTTAGTTGGTCTATAACTGTTTTCTTTAATATTGGATTATCTACCTTAGATAGCTGAGATTTGAATACATCTAATGTTGGTGGTTTTCTATACCCATCATGATATTCTAAAATTTCACTAACAATCCACTTACTTGCATCGTTTTCGAAAAACTTAGGTGTGGTTATTTCAGATATCGTATCTAAAAATTTACCATCAACAAGAAGAGCTGAAAGAACCTTTGATTGAAAGGATTGTCCATATTTTGATAATGTATCTACTTGTTCTTGCATTTAAGTGTTTTAGTAATTTGAATACAAATATACGAAATATATTTGTAATAACCTAATTTTTTTAAAATAATTTACGGGTGATGTCCGGCTTTCTTTACCTGATAGGCTACACATCATCGGTTTTATTATGATTGGCTTCAATCACCCAATAAATTAATCTGTAATGATGTTACCGAATGTGGTTTTTAACCAATCATTGATATCACCGAAGTTTCCTATAACCTTGTACTTAAGGAGGATTTTCATAAAATCTAATTTGTTTAGAGAGGGAACTGGTTCGTTAAATCTATCTAAAGTATTCATTTTAATAGTACCACTAATATCAACATCATCTAGTTGCATTAGTTCTCTATTTAATAAAATTTGGTTTTTAGAACCAAGAATATCTTTATATATCTTTATCTTACCCTTTGTCTCATCATATTTGGTTTCACAAAGTTTTAATAAATCATCTACTGATAACTTTTCTTCTTGTCCAATTTCTGGGAATCTCTTCAATACTGTTTTGATTCCACATCCATATACGCCAGGAATGTTATCTGATTTATCTCCATCCAATACTCTATATAATAAAAGATTCTTGGATTCTATACCATATTCTTCTTTTACCATTTTTGTATTGTACATTTTCTTTTTGGTAGGTGACCAAACGATAGTCGTATCATCAATCAGTTGAAGGAAATCCTTATCTGTTGACATAATTACCGCTTGTTCATCTTCCTTGAGAAGTGTGGTAGAGATATAAGCCATTATATCATCTGCCTCAACACCATCATATATCATAGTTGTGAGTGGTAACCCATCTAACATTTCATTTAACCAAACAAATTGTCTTTTCATAGATTCTCTTTCATCCTCATCGTTCATCATACCTTTATAAGCACGATTTACTCTGAGTTTATTAGAATCTCTTTGAGCTTTGTATCCACTAAATTTTTTCTTACGTGATGTTGAACCACCCTTTCCATCGAACACTACAACAACACGAGTTGGTTGAGTTTGTCTGATTGCGTAACCTATTGATTTTAGTACACCGGTAGCACCACCTACGTGGTCTCCATCTTCATTCATAGTTGGTATTGATGACCAACATCTGATGAACGTGTTTAACCCATCAATAATTAATACACGAGAATTCTTGTGTTTATTGATATTTTGGGTTCTATCAGTTTCAACCGAATCTAAAATGTTTTTGTATAGTTCTTTCATTTATATAACTTCTTTTGTTGGAGGGAAGTATTTTTCAATTGCTCCCAACCTATCATCTGCATCTACTAACATAACAAGGGCTTCTTCTGCATTTTTGTAGAAATCTGCAGTAGAATGGTCTCCGATACCGACCGCCTTATTATCTAGTAATTCGAGAGATAAAAGTGCTTTGGCTTTATCAGCCTCAGCACTCTTTCTCAACATTGTAATTAATTTACTCATATTGATTTTTGTTTTTACTCGTTAATTCCAGGCCCTTTAGTATCTATTTCCATATTATCGATATCAAGAGTATCTCCTTTATATTGTAGGATAGTTTCTTCACAAATTTTCTTATAAATCTGTTCACGTAACTCTTCTTTTTCTCCCATCATCTCGATGAAATCTTTGGATTGGAATTTTATTTCCTCTCCGGTTTCTGTATCAACATATGTATACCATGCCCCTGCTTGCTTTACCAAGCTATTTTCTTTCATAACCTTTAACCACGAACCGTAGTTATCAATTCCTCTGTCAAAAAATATTTCAAAATCGGCTGCTCTTAGAGGAGGTCCCATTCTGTTTTTTACTACCTGACAACGAACTTTCATTCCAACTGTCCTATCTTGTCCACCTTGTTTCATCTTGATTTGTCCCATGTTCTTTAACCTTAATCTTACAGATGCGTGAAAAGCAAGAGCTTTACCACCACTTGTAGTCCAAGGGTCACCGAACATAGCATTCATCTTCTGTCTAAGTTGGTTAGTGAATACCAATGAGATTTTCTGTCTACCAATCATATTGGTAATCTTTCTCATTGCCTTCGAGATAATAATAGCTTTATCAGTAGCATATCCATCTTTCTTGTAATCTGCTGCTAATTCATTAGTTGTAGAAGCAGCCGCAACTGAATCTACTACTATTGTTACTATTTTATCTTTGGAAGTTTCTCTAACTTTCTCAATGATAGTTTCTGTGAAATCAAAGATTTGTTCAACCGAATCTGCTGATACATAAAGTAATTTAGAAACGTCAACACCGATTGCTTCTAAAAAATCTCTACTTACTGCAGTCTCTGTATCAATAAGAACAGCAACACCACCTTGCTTTTGTGTTTCGGCAAGGAGGTGGGCTGATACTAATGATTTTCCTGATTGTTCTAATCCTGTTATTTCAGTTATTCTACCAACAGGTAAACCACCATAAGGACGATTGGAAACTGCCACATCTAACATAGCACATCCAGTCGATATCCACCCATCTACATTTGTAGGAGCTTCATCTTCATTAAGAAAAAATGCTACTTTTTGGTCTTTGGATTGTTTATTCAGTTCACCCGCTAGGATGTCTGCAAGATCCAGTTCTTTTACTTTCTTTTTCGCCATTAAATTGGTTTTTATTTGTTAAACAAGTCATCAAATGCAGCTGCAACTTCATCAGTTTTCTGAGGTGCGTT